CACAAATTTCACACAAACAATGTCAGTGTCAAATTCACAAGTAGTCACGCGCTCTGGTCTCGAACCTTTGTTCGTAGACTGGCGCTGGGAGGGGAGAGGCAGTGGACTTACTCTACTCAAGTCCACCATTTCATCGATCGATGTAGTGTTCCGTAATTTCCATGAGGACTTAATCAGTCCGAAGGGGATTTACGGGAACATCGATGAAATGTTGCTCACTATACTACAACGCTCTTCCTCTGATAACAAAGGTAAGAGCCCTTCGACCCTCATTTTAGATGAGGGCCTCCGATACGCTCAGGATACTACTGAGCGTGTACTCGATCTCTTGGATGTCCTTGGCTGGAGAGCCGCATATCCGACACTTGCTGTTAAGAGCACATTCTTTTACTACTATGGCCTATACCTGTCAGGGCAATGGGCCTCGGTGGTTAAGAATGTTCCTGCCTACCTCTTCGCGAAGGGAGAGGATCAGGACTTACCTCCCCTCCCTTCCGCCTGCGGAGGGTATCCCCAGATGACCTTCGGTCACCTTGATAGGTACCTCCAACGGAAGACTCAGGGTAGAGGTCTAAACAGTCGAGAGTGTAGATTCACAGTTCTACAAGGATTCAAGAAGTCACTTCTGCCATTAGATTGGCGAAAGACGATCACAACTCTTCAAGAGCATGGTGACGCTTTGGACAAGACCCCCCATGAGCCTTTCGAAGCTATTCGCGCTGCAGTTTTTAGAACTGCCCGTGAAGTAAGCCGCCGAAAGGCCCCCCGGAGGTGGGATGGTCATCGCGTCAGCACTCATGCATGCCTTGAGAGTGGTAGAGAAACTCTAGGGTTCCTAGGCCAGGTCCACAATGTGGATGGCATAGATTACCGAGATTCTCCCTGTGGGTTATCTGCAGTTGAGTCACAACTCTACAAGTTCCGAGGGGAACCAGAGTTGATTGGATACTCTTATTGGAAAGGCAAGGTTATTGATTTCTATAACCTACGCTTCGAATACGCCCACCCAGGGCTGTCGTTCGAGGAGTGTTTCTTTCCAGGTCAGTCTCTTCTCGGAGACAAGAGGGTCCAAGTAGTGACTATCCCTGAGGCTGCAAAGATCCGTGTGATCTCTTTAGGTTCATATGATGCTTACAACTCGCTTCGCCCCTACCAACAACAGATGTGGGGGGCTCTTCAGAGGTTTTGGAATTTCCATCTCACTGGTTCAGGCAATGACTACTTAGAACATTATGTTCAGTCAATTGTGTGCCAGATGAAGAAGGGTTGGACAACGATATCCGGCGACTATAAAGCCGCTACGGATAACCTAAACGGCGAACTGACTGCCATAGCCGTCAATGGCTTCTATCATGATGATTTAGAAGCCCAGCTTGTAGCTCAGAACGCGTTGTCTAACTGTCCTATGGAATATCCCTCAATCCCTGTCCTGGATGGACAGGTCGAACCTTGGGAGCTAGAGAAGACAATTCGAAACCAAGAGGATGGACAGCTGATGGGCTGCCCTCTCTCCTTTCCGATATTGTGTATCATCAATATGGCCATCGTACGACTCTCCTATGAGTGGTCGACGGGTCAGAAGTGTGATATCGAGTCCGTTCCAGTGCTAGTGAACGGTGATGATTGCTTATTTACTGGTCCCTCAAGTATTGAACTTATTTGGGAAACCTTAGCCGGCCACAGTGGCCTTACCAAGTCTGTCGGTAAGTCCTACTCTTCTCGCAGTTTTGCGATGATCAATTCCCGCTACTTTGCAATAGATCAAACCGGTTCTGTACCGACAGTCAGATATGACTTGGGGTACGTGAACATGGGTATCTTGCAGGGTAGGAAGAAAGGGAACCATGAGAGTTGCGAGGTGAATCCTCGCCATCTCCGTGGCTCAAAGAGTGAGTTCTTGGCTAAGTTTATCCAAAGTACAGAGGATAACTGGGTCCAGTCAACACAACGTGTCAAGACACTTGATCTGAGTGTCTGTCGTGACATCTTTGTGCGTGCCCACAAAACGCTTATAGAAAGCGTCCGATTACCAATTAACCTACCCCGCTCTATGGGGGGTATCGGTTTAGTCGTTCCCGGCGAGCCCTGGATAATGCCTACTGCTCAAGCAGAAGCCATTTACCAGAGAGCTGGCCGTCCCGTGTCATTTACTGAGATTCTCTCAGAACAGATAGGGATGTATGAGAAGAAACCCACCTTTGCTGGTTGCAGCAAGGCCATTTCTATTCTACATGGGAACACCAGACTAGACGAGTCCTACTCTTATGAATTTGAGTCGACGGTGTATGCTAACCTAAGAGATCCTTGGTCGGCGTTGGGTGATCGGCTGCGCTTGCAGCGATGGTGGGAAGCAATCCGTTCAGTGGAACAGATCCGGAAGAAGGGAAGCTGGTCATGGATCAGACCGGCTTCGTGTAGCCCTGATGAAGACGTCCGTGTCTTTCATCGGGGTTGAGCGCCTTGGGCTCCGCTCGCGGAAGGGTAAGAAGCAATTGGCGAAAGGGAATACTCCCGAGTAGGATCAGTCAGACAGACATCAGTCTACCAGCCACTCACGTGGATCGCTGGGAATGGTCTGTGGCTCTCAGAAGAGACATTTCGCTTATCCTGTTAGTCCCCGAA